CTATTCTCATCTAAGAGAATTCCCCCATATCCCAGTGGAACTATCTGTAATGCTACAGGGCAGAAGCCCCAATCGTGTTCCTGCTCATAAACTATTTTCTTATCTACATAAATGATATTCCCTTCTGTATCCCATACATCAATGACATTAGCCTTCTTGCCTGAAATAGTAAACCCTATATCCTTTGCCCATTTCGTGCTTTCGATATCATCCTTAGTCCGCTCCATCTGGTAACTAGCCCAATCTAACCCATCACTACCCATCCCATATCTGACATATTTAGTATCCCAAGGAGTTATATCTGTAACAAGTTCGCCATCTTCCCCCATATAAAATAGACACCTTGCGGCAGCCCTACCCCTAAAGCAATTCTGAACATCAAAGAATGGGTCTAACTGAACTTTACCCTGTCTCCTCAATCTATCGTTGGCTGAAGCGAAGGCGGCATCCTGAAATTCCTCTACATAGGCAGTATCAAAGTTCTTATCATCACTCGTTACTACTGCTTGCTTGGTTGCCTTAGATAACTCCGATGTGGCAAAGGCAGCAAACATTGATACTTTGTTCAAGGTTACATTGACGATATCCTTGATTTTGTGCCCCTTGTCATCCGCCATCGTGTATTTGGCACGGAGCAAGCTGACATCAGCATCCATCCGTTCAACTAAACTGCTTAATCTATCGTCTTCGTCTTTTATCTTTTGTAAGTAGTCAGCCATATAAACCCCCTAGCTTTTCCTACCACATTCACAGCATCTGTAAACAGAATATGCCCGTGTGTGCCATCTGTATTTTTGACACCCTACACACCACCTGCTTACTCGTTCAACTCCATTGTAAACCATTGTAGCCATATATCCTCCTGTGGTATTTAACTATATGCCTATACCAGAAACACTTGCCCTGTAATTCTCTATATTTGAGGTGGAGCCAGGCATATTTACCCAATAAATTAAAATAGGGAACTATACAGACAAGGGCTCTTTCCCAACTAGCGGGCATCAATAATACCTTTCTATTCAGGTTCATATATCCTCCTATCCAAAACTAAAACTGGGTCTCCTCGTTCTGGATTTGTTAAAATCTACAGTCTCCGGTGTGAAATTGGAGTATAAGTATCTGGCACAGGCACATAGATGGTACTGTGCCTCATTGAGTATTTCGTCAGAAGGTTTACCGCTCTCATCAGGCTTCCACAGACAATTCACAATTTCATTATATCTATTAACTAAACTCTTGAAGATGAAGATTTTGTTCCTCTCCATAGTTCCAATAACTTTATCTACCTGAGCTTTGACTGAGTTTATCTTTGGCTCCATAATAACCCAGTTATGCTCATTGTATAACTGCCTGCTATCTTCTTCTTGATGTGAACCACCACTCCTCCAGATAACATTGCATCCTTCTGTTATCCTCTTAAATTCCTCTGAGTGTTCAAAGGGGGAATGTCCAGCCCCGGGTAAATACTCGGCAAACTCATAGAAGTCACCAGTTCCAGGATTCTGCGCTACGAATAATGCTGCTGGATTAGCTCTACCGAAGTCGTGGCCTACATACACAGGCCACTCTTTGGGTATCTCAAAGTCATCAATCAGACAAACCTTCTCATTGAAAGCCCTGTAGACTAACCAACTTAATTGTAACTCATCATCCTCAGCTAGAATCTCCTGTCTGTATGACTTCTTGGACATACTTGCTGCCATCCTAGACAATGCTTCGTGGGAAACATATGGATTATCAAAGCTGGTAAAGTGTAAAGCTAGCCACCCAGGGTCTTTCTCGGCCGCCTTGAATAACTTGGCAGCGTGTCTTGGGTCTCTGGCTTTCGTTACCCCCGAACTCGCCAAACTTGGAGGAGTATAGATAAAGGCAGCATCACCATCATTGTCTGCCAGCATAGGTTCGCCAACCACTTCCCAGACATCTTCATCCATAAGCTGATATTCATCTAAAGTTAAATCATCAGCATAGTCACCCCGTAAAGTGTTTACATTCCACGCCGTCTTCCCCTTAATACGCTGCCTTGTCCTGGGTAATTCTATATAGTGTTCCGTCTCATTCTTTTTGAATACACCCGACTGGACTAACGGCTCTAACGCTTTGGTTACTTCATACCACCACGCCTGTAATTGCTCACTCGTTGGCGTAGCATATAACTGCCTTCTGCCATTCAGGAATCTTTTAACATTCCTAATCGCCATCCCAACCGTCTTCCCACTCCTACGCCCAGCTCTAACTATTATCCTCTTCTTCTCTGACTCAACAAACTTCCTTTGATGAGGGTGTCTCTCCATAGAAGGTAGTGATATTGGAGCATAGATATTCTTACAGCCGCACAAGCGACAACCATTAAGGGTATGTTCATCTTTGCTGTGACCACATTCTAAACAAACAGCCCCGTCCCATCCCCTTCCTTTCTCCTTTACTACCATCTCTTATCCATTCTAGTGCGTCTTGTCATATACCCAGCATCATCCTAACAGAACTTAATACCTCATAAACTAAAGGGAATGTAATAGCACACAACCCTTACCTATCTGTATTAACCACTTCATTCTAACTGCTAGGAAATCATGGCCTTCTTAACCCTAGAACTAACCCGTCAAATATAGCACCTGCCCCAGCTTCAAAGTCATACCATCCACTAAGCCCACCAGTTTCAGTCTCGGCATTATCCCTCCTTTTAGCATTTAATGGGAGTTTAGCTTGCGATAAATAGGCAACAACCCCATCAATCCTCCCCTGAGTCAGTGGTACAGTTCTTATCTCCCTGAATGGCATTTACACCCCCTTAGTATTCGGGGCTTGTGGAACCGTCTAGATGATGAGCTTTTAACCCCACCCCCACAAACCCTATCCCTCCTCGGGTATAAAGACTAGATAACCCGACTTCAACCTTTCGGGAACTGTTAGTGTCTCGGTAGTGAGGATTGTAACACCCGCTTCTTCCCTTAACCCCTCAAGCATAGCATCTGACCCAGCTTCAAAGACTACTTCTGCTCGCTTTGCCTCACCCTCCCTTCCCGTTGACCATAGCAAAGCTTGCTCCACTGTAGCTTCCCAACTATTAGGTCTATACATCTTTCACTCCTTTAACCCTCTCCTACCTTACTGTGATTTATCCTCATGTACTATCTCTATTAAAATGTCTCCTAATACTGCGTGCTTCTCGACAGCATAGTCTCCTTCCATCTTGTTTAGCTCACTTATAGCTCTAACTTTATCTTGTGCCGTGATAGGTGTTTTGTATGCACCTTGGGCTATTTCAGTTAGAATCCGCTTACGCTCTAAAACATTAGCCACAGACTCATCTTCAGTCTTTTGGGTGAGTTCTTTATACCTTGCTTGAATCTTATCTGAGTTAGCTAGGCGGCAGGCATTGGAATCAAGTATCGCCATAGAGTAATTAGACGAGTAGCCCGCTTGAATCCAGGCTTCCCTTTGGGTCATACCTTTAAATAGGTTTTGTGCGAATGTTTCTTGCTTCCTCGTTAGTTTCATCTTTCTTTTCTAATAAGGGTGTGAAGCGAAGCCCTAAAAGCGAAGCGTAACACCCTATTATATATTATTTATATATAGTTATTATCTAGTTATTTATAGTGGTGCTTATTTGTCACTAGTTCTGGTGACATCATGTCACTAGGTAGTGTCACAGTGTCACTAGGTAACGGTTAGCTTTCCTGTTAGTTCTATCTATCTGAATTATGTTCTTGCTCTCCAGTGATAAGATAACTCTAATAGCGGTTCTGCGGCTGATGTGGCAGTTTTTGGCTATTGTGGTATAAGAAGGAAATGCCTTGCTGTTATTAGAGCACCGGTATATATAAATCAGTATTACCAGTTCCGATAATGTTAGCTTTAGACTAAATACTTTATTGGGAACTTTGAAGTATTCTTTCATTTCGTCTCGTCTCCATCTCGTTTCGTTTCGCAATTCTACACTTGTGGCACCGTTTAGGCGGAGCTAGTACCCTATCGTGGTAAAACTTCTGCTCGCCCTCGGTAAACACAAATTCCTCCCCACAATCCACGCAGGTCACCATCCCATTCATTTTCGTTTAGTCCTCCTCGTTCTATTTGAGCTACCCCGATTTGCTTTGCTCTCCTTAGTTTCATAAACTCTACTACTGTCTGGGCTTTTACCAACTCTCTATCAGCTTCATCTAAACCTGTAACAGCTTTGGGCTTGCCTTTGATTCTATCGATTACATATATAGCTGCTTCACGGTCTCCTTTAATTCCAGCTTCATATAGGACAGTCATAAGCGTTTCCACAGCGTAGGGATGTTCTTTTATGAAGTTTTTTACTTGTGTTTTTAGTTTTGGAGGTCTACCTGGACCCCCTTTCCAGCCTGGCTTAAATTTAGTATCTTTTTTATTTACAAAATGGTTATCTTCTGTCATTTATCTACCATTTTCAATTCTCTTGGACTAGTAGGGTTCAGTACACCTTCACGGTTTCCTCCGCTCCAGCATACCGAAGCCCGTTCATCCAGTGACGGGTTTCCAATCTCGGTCTACCCGCCGGGGCTTAGATTAACTAGAGAGGGTTGCGACCCCTATCTCCGCCGAGTTACCCCTGCTATCCTAGCCCTACCCTAGCTTGTGGGGGCTACTTGGTGATGTTATACCCCTAGCACCTTAGCACTAAGAGGGCCTTTCACACCCTGCGGTTCCCACATAAGGAGAAAAGAACCTTTTGTACGCTTGGCACATAGGTCTTACCAATACTCATACGCATCCCGCTTCTTAAATATCGGAATATCCCTACCTTCTCTTAGAGCCTGATTCTGTTTAGCTCGCTCTTCCCTG